TCCTCTCCCTTTACTGTGGTTACATCTGTAAATTGTGTAGCGTCAGGAAAATGCTGCGCCAATACCTGGTTGCAGTTCTTATCTATCTCAACCGAGGCTACTACCTTTACTCCTTGTCGTTGCATAGCTAAGTCAAAGCCACCAACACCTGCGAACAAACTAACACCGGTCAGCATCAGTACCACCCTCGTCTGTCGGAGTGGCTAAGAGCGCGACACGCACTCCCTCCATAGCGGTGACCAATGTATCGTATGCCGTGAAGGATTTGAAGTTCAGGTTGTCCACTACGCTCTCTAAGGAGTTGAGCAATTCCAAAAGCCGAGCTTCTTGGTTTGCCCTGAGAGTCTCTTGGGCGAGCCAAGTGGTCGAGGCGGGATTCACGGGTCCATAAGGTGAGCAAACATTTGACTTGGTTGTCGTTGTAACCGAGTGCCTTTGAGTAACTAATGATAAGTGCCTTGTTCTCACGCTTCTCCTCCATTGTCGCTTTGGTTCGTTCCTTTATGTATACTTTCTTTGAGGACAGGTGCACCTCTTCCGTCTGCTGTGCGGATACGAACACCGACAACAGGAATAGTATTACCATCAATGTCAATCCACGTCTTGCCTTCTTGGTCATCTGTCTGCTTCTCCATTTCGAGCAATTGCTTATAGGTATCAGGGTATAGATGAGCAAGGCGCACTAGCGCACGATCTCTTGCCCTTCTGTAGTTGCGTTGGCGCACCGCTTGGTTGGCAGCCCCTTGCAATCTCTTGTTATCTTTCATTGTTGGTCTTATCCTCCCATACAATCAGCAGATAAGCCACTAACATCACAAGCATTAAGCCTAGAACATAGGTCATTGGGCACCTGCCATCACCGCAAAGACAATCTTGGTGATGTCGATTGGTTCAATGATAAGGCGTGCGTCCTCTTCCCCTGCCTCCCAGCAGGACACCAATAGGCGTGAGTTCAGTGGTGCTTGGCGTAGCCACGCCACCGCACTATGCGGATCCTCTCCTCCCCACACAGCGTTGCCTTCCTCGGTTGCTATCTCGTAGAAGTTCACGAGTTTATTCTTGGGATGAAATCCTGAAGGTGGGTCACCTAAGAATGCTTCTCCCTTACTATCAAAGCGTATTACTCTTCCATCATCAGTCATTGTCTCCTCCTTCGTTGAATGTATCTACCATAGACAGGGCGTGCACCATACGCATAAGGTTCATCCCTGCTTCCTTCTCTGTCTCTTCATCTTCAATCTGTATTAGTGCAAGGTCACGACATAGTTCAGCCTTTGCTTTCCAGTAGTCTACCGTAGGCTCAGACATTATCAAACTCCTCTATCTCAAAGAAGTACTCCACCATTGGGTTGTCTTCTATCTCGCTTAACTTATCACGCATACCAGCAGCCCACTTGCGAGCCTCTAACTCAGTCTTAAACTCATCTCGTGTGCGGTATACAATCTTTGCGATCTTGATCTCAAACTCCTTCATCTTCTGCGCTCTCCTTCACTAGGTCATTGATAGTTTTCTCTTGCTTGTCAGTAGGTAATTCGATCTTAGATAGTGCCTCCCCTAGCGCGGTGCGCCAGTTGCTCGCCTGCCCTGTTGCCAGTTGCTTTGGTTCAGTGCCCGCAAAGTCCCACAGTTCCACGTCGTACTGCTTGTTAGTGGGTGCAATTACTACAGTGAATACAAACTGCGCGGTGCTCTCTTCTTCAGTCATTTATTCTGCCTCCTTTGGGCAATCGTTGTATGGATTTTCTTGTCCTTCGTTATCCTCACACATACAGAAATTGAATCTCTCAACCTGTGTTGCGTGTGTTAGTTGTGCCAACTCTCCCCAACTCATAGAGTCTTGGTTAGTTGTCATTGTCTCCTCCTTTGTGCATCATCTTCTCCAACCAGTACGCTACCGCACCGATTGGTATTCCATATACTAACAGTAAACCCCACAAAACTATCGCGTCATTCATTAATAACTACCTTCCTTCCCAGATATCCAGCCACACCTATCACATTTGACTTTGCCTTCCATTGTCTGGCTATCTCCAGACATAACCGCACCACACGTCCAGCATTTACCGTAACTCATTGCTCCACCTCGATCAAAACTACGTCGTCGTATCCCAAACTCTTCCACACGTCAACAATTTTGAACGCTTGAGAGAGAGATAGCAGGTTGGAACTCATCTCGCTACCGCCTACCCACACAGTCCACTTGTTTTCCATTACTCGCCCTCCTCTACTGTAAATACAGCAAACTCGCTGATACGGTTGCCGTGTTGCTCCTCTGCCGTCTGCTTGGCTTGTTCAATGGCTTCTTCTTCATTCTCTGCTTCTAATCCAACATACATTGTATAAACCATTTTGATTTCGTAATCTTTCATTACTTGCCCTCCTTCTCTGCAATCAATAGCCCTGTGCGTATCCCTGCAATCAACTTGCGGAGGCTTTGGGCTGCTTCTGCCTTTGTCCCTCCTAGATAGTCGCTGAAACCGCGTGGCTCCCAATGTCCTGAGCCGTACTTGCTCCCTCCTGTAAAGTGGATACGGTAGGCGCGTCCGTAAGTCTTGCTTCCCTCCTGTAACACGAGGTGCGGGCGCTTGTTCGATTCGTAGGTGTCTTCCACTATATCTCCCTCCAATAGTGGCTGAATTAACTCCTCAAGCGTCTTAACAAGGCTTCTAATCTCTTCCATTGTCGTCTGCATTTCTTATCCTCCTCCTATTTCTGACCTCATCAGCAACCGTCTCACGGTTGGACACCCTTGCGGGTGTTTCGGTCTATACCTCGCAATCGTGTCCGTAATACCATTCTCCCGCGTCGTCTTCGTCCATTAGGTTGAATACTCTCGCGCATTCCACACACTTAGCCTTAGTCTGTATTGTTAACATTAGTTCTCCTCCTTTCGGCTAGTTACACAGTCGTAAACGGTTTCCCCGATACTTACGAGAAAAACCTCTCTAATCCTGTCCGCGTTGCGGTAAAGATAATCACCATAGATTGAGTGACTCATAAAGTTTTCATTCCCGCGTGTCCATTCTTGCCCGTCTTGTAGGTAGGTGATTCTCGCGGTTATCATTAGTTCACCCCACAAGCCACTAGAAATCGGCCACAATCAAAGCGCGGGTTGTCGTTGCTTAGTCTTAGCGCGAGGTCATAAGCGATATTCTTAGCACCTGCCAAAGACTCCTCTTCTTCGAACTTTATAGACATTTCTACTTGAGTCTTGATTACCTCAGCGATTAGCACATAGTCTTTGCGTGTCATTACTTAACAGCCTTTCCCTCGTTGACCTTGCCAAAGCAACCGCAATCCATTGAGTCAGGGTGACCGCAACGGACATAAACACCGTTTTTGTACCACGCTTGATTATCGTAATCGTATCCATTAAGGTCTGTATTCGTAGACATTCTCATTTTTGTATCTCCTCGTAGGTTAGTTCAAGCAACGCTTGATAAGTAGAACTATATGCGGTTGTCTACCGTATGTCAAGCGATAACAAGGGTTTTTTGGTAACAGTTTGATAACGTTATCCTGAATGAATCCTGAGAATAACAAGGGCAACCGTGTCGATATGTCGACAATTCAAAGGGTGTTCGATAGTTGAATGTTCAACTACTTTAGTTACTCGCGGGTAACATAGGGGATTCAACAAGGTAGACAGTTGAGCCTTGAATGTCTAAGGTTTGAGTAAAGGTTTATTAATGGACATATGATGATGATGTGTAAAGGTGCCGAAGGTAGAGCAGGCACCCGATTCTATTCTCAATAGTTATCCACAGGCTGCAATAGTTATCCACAGAGTTATCCACAGGATAGGGCAGGGGGTGGGGGTCGCTTTCCTCCGCAAAAAATGGCACCCGTAGGTGTTAAGCGCAGCCCGTATATGTATAATACTCCCCAACAAAAAATATACGCTAAAGTGAAATGTCCTAATTTGTACACATATTTCTAGTGACCTTAGTCACAAAACGTAAATAAAATCTACCGTAGACGGGAAATCGGTTATTTTTTCTGCCTTATATATAGTAGGGAGTAAAACGAACCAGTACTAGTTTTACGACCGATACTCGCTACGTTGGCACTACGCGAGTCCCCCTAGGACGAGCACCAACTTACCCCTCGCTGCGCTGTGGCTTGCTCGGGCGCTAAGCCCGACTGTGCGGTGCACGGCACCGCTTTTAGTGGGGATAGTTCTATCTCCAGTATAGAGATCTCTTCCCCTAGTATAAAATTTATTACGCGCCTCGCGGCGCACTATTAGAGGAGACTACGTGGCAGAGAAGTCCAGTGACATCGCCAAGCGTCTGATCCTTTCAGGTGTAGCAGAAGGTCTAACCATCGAAGCAGCCACGGCTGCATCTGGTAAATCCTATAAGACTTATGAATACTATCGCAGGACCGATAAGGTCTTTGCAGACAAGATGGACCGAACACGGCTAGGGTTGAAAGACAAGAACTTTGCCTCATCCGATGTCCACGACTTAACCTTTGCAGAGTTCCGCCAGAGGTACTTACACTCTCAGACCTTTGCTCACCAGCAGAACCTGATCGATGTGATCGAAGGACGTGAACCTTCCTGGCTACATCCCAGTATGAAGTATGAACCAGGGCTGGCTAGTAACCGTATCCTTGTTAATATCCCGCCCAACCACGCCAAGTCGATGACGGTCACTATCGATTACGTCACCTGGCAGGTTTGTCAGAACCCTAACTTTCGTGTTCTGATAGTTTCCCAAACGCAGCAATTGGCTGCTGACTTTCTCTACGCCATCAAGCAACGCCTGACACATCCTAACTATGAAGCACTGCAACAGGCTTACGCTGCTGGCGTAGGGTTTAACTCTAAGTCTGCCTCGTGGCAGGCTACCCGCGTTACCTTCGGTGATGAACTGAGAGAATCCTCAGAAAAAGATCCTAACATTGAGGCCGTCGGTATCGGTGGTCAGATCTACGGTAAGCGTGCAGATATGATTATCGTAGACGATGCGGTGACATTAAAGAACGCAAACGAATTTGAGAAGCAGATCCGCTGGTTAACCCAAGACGTGCGCTCTCGTCTTAATCCTACTGGTAAGTTAATCATTATCGGTACCCGCGTTACAGCAATTGATCTTTACAAAGAACTACGCTCCGAGGACCGCTACCCTGGTGGCCTTGTACCTTGGAAGTATCTGGCTATGCCAGCATTACTAGAAACTCACGAAGACCCTGAGAAGTGGGTTACCTTGTGGCCCGCATCAGATGCTCCCTTTGATGGGCAGATGGAATCTGATAAGAACGAAGATGGACTTTACCCCCGCTGGAATGGTCGTAACCTTTACAACGAACGTCAAGCAATGGACGCATCTACTTGGGCGCTGGTCTACCAGCAACAAGATATCTCCGATGATGCTATCTTTGACCCAGTATGTGTGAGAGGTGCTATTGATGGTATGCGTAAAGCAGGTCGTTTGGTTCCTGGTCACCCAGGCCATCCGCGTGATCTTAGCGGTTTTTCAATTATCTGTGGCCTTGATCCCGCTATGGTTGGTGATACGGCCGTCGTTTGTTATGCTATTGATAGGACTAGCCATAAACGCTATATCGTTGATGCTATTAAAATCACTAGGCCAACACCTGCTGCGATCCGTCAAATAATCTTTGACTGGACCGCGCTCTATCAGCCTACCGAGTGGATTGTAGAAAAGAATGCTTTCCAATCATTCCTTACGCAGGATGAAGGTATCAGGCAAAACCTGGCCTCTCGAGGAGTGCTACTGCGGGAACACCATACTGGATCCAATAAATGGGACTCAGGCTTTGGCGTTGCATCAATGTCAACTTTGTTCGGGACCAAGCAGCACGACGGTAAGCACCACAGAGACAACCTTATTCATTTACCTTCTGACCAAACTGAAAACATTAAGGCGCTCATCGAGCAATTGATTACCTGGTCGCCTACTACTAAAGGTAAGACCGATATGGTGATGGCGCTGTGGTTCTGTGAGATCCGCGCACGCGAGATGCTCAACCAAGGTATGCACAAGACCCACCATATGAAAAATCCATTTCTATCTCGTAGTGAGATAGGCAAGCGAACAGTTATCAACATAGATGAACTGCTTGCAGAAAAAGATCGCACATTCATCTAAGGAGATACAATGGCAGCAAATAAGAAAAAAAACGATAACTACTTTGAAAATCTTGGTAAAGAATTTGCTCAATTTTTGCGATCAAGAGATATTGCTAATGAAACTGAAAGAACTTACAAAAGTTCAAAAAGTAATGCTATGACTCCTGCAGCACAAGCAGGTGCTAAACGTATAGGAAAAGAATTAAAAATTGATTTGAAGAAAGAACGCAATGCTAAAGGACAACTTGCTGGAGCATTGCTTCAAGGTCGTCGCTATAACGGTAACAAGCAAGTTAAGAAGGCGGGTAAGAAGTAATGCCAAATATGAAGAAGCCTGTAGTTAAGCCTAAGACAACACCAAAGGCTCCAGCAAAGAAGCCAGCAAAGATGACTCCGCAGGATGCAGCAATGAAGAAGATCCTTGAGAAGAAGCACGGCAAGATTTATGGCTAAAAAAACTACTCCTAAAGGAGCAGGCCGTGGAGACATTATTAACTACGGATGGAATGAAGCAGAAAAGGCTTTGAACAAAGTTCGTAAAGAAGTTGCAAAAACTATTGTTGCTGGTGCTATTGGTGGTATTGGAGCAAAGGTTGCATCAGGAGTTAAAGGTGCAGTTGCTGCAAAGAAGGTTGCTGACAAGGCACCTTATGTAAAAACAACACGAGGCACACAAGCAAAGAATGCAGACATTACATTAAAGTCACCTGGTTCTAAGAAGTCAGGATCTCCTAAGCCTGGAACAAAAGCAACTATTAAGAAAGTTGTTGAGCCAGCAAAGGGTGCTCCTATGGCAAGCGCTAAGGCTGCTAAGAAAACATCAAAGACAGGACGTGCCGCTACTGTCGCTGTTATTGGTGCAGGCAAAGCATTAGAAACCGCATACAAGGTCGGCAAAGACCAAGGCAAAAAAGAAGCCAAAAAGAAGAAGTAAGGAAAACAATTGTTATCAACTAAAGAGGTAGTAGCAAAGGTAGCACGTCTACAAACACGCTACTCCGCACGTGACCAGAGAATGCGCGATGTGCTCTCTGTACGTCAGGGAGACATTAGCAAGGTTTACCCTGCAATGTTTTCTGAGGAATACCCAAAGCCTCTAGTTGCTAACTTCATTGACGTAGCAGCACGTGACCTTGCAGAAGCAATGGCACCGCTACCATCGTTTAACTGCGCTGCAACCAATATGGTTTCAGACTCAGCACGCAAGGCAGCAGATACTAGAACTCGTATTGTCAACCATTACATCAGTGCATCTGAACTTCAAATTCAAATGTACACAGGTGCTGACTGGTTCAACACTTACGGTATGTTGCCAGCGATTGTAGAGATGGACTATGAAACCAATAATCCGAGAATACGTCTGCTTAATCCTTTTGGTACTTACCCTGAAATTGATCGATTCGGTCGCACAGTTTCGATTACACAAGTTATGGCATCTGATGCGGAGACATTAGCATCACAGTACCCAGAGTTCTATGACCAGATTATGCCTACGAATGTGTACGCACCTGGTTCACCTTACGTATCTCTTGTTCGTTACCACGACAAGGATCAGGATCTTATCTTTATCCCAGAGCGTAAGAACCTAGTACTCTCAAACATTCCGAACCCTATTGGTAAGTGTATGGCACACGTTGCTATGCGCTCATCTATCGACGGTGAAGCACGTGGACAGTTTGATGATGTTCTATCAGTTCAACTTGCTCGTGCTCGCTTTGCAGTATTGCAGATCCAAGCAGCAGAAAAATCTATCCAAGCACCTATTGCTATCCCACAGGATGTGCAAGAGTTGGCTCTTGGTCCTGATGCAATTATGCGCTCTGCTAACCCACAAGGTATTCGTCGCGTTCCGCTAGAACTACCACCTGGAGTCTTTACAGAGTCTGGTGTATTAGAGCGTGAACTACGTTTAGGTTCTCGTTACCCAGAGGTTCGCTCAGGTAACATCGATGCATCTATCGTTACAGGCCGTGGTGTGCAAGCACTACAGGCAGGCTTTGATACACAGATCAAGTCAGCACAGGCACAATTTGCTCGCTTATTTACAGATCTTGCTTCTCTTTGCTTTGAAGTAGATGAGAAGATCTTTGGTTCTATGACCAAGGAAATCAAGGGCGTTGATGATGGTACTCCGTTTAATATGAAGTACATTCCATCAAAGCAGATTGATGGCAACTACGGTGTAGATGTTCGCTACGGCATTATGTCTGGTATGGATCCTAACCGTGCCATCGTTGCCCTACTACAAATGCGTTCAGACAAGTTGGTTTCACGTGACTATGTACGTCGTGAGATCCCAATGGAACTTAACGTTACTCAGGAGGAACAGCGTGTTGACATTGAAGAAATGCGCGACTCTTTGCGCGTTGCTGTTGCTCAGTATGCACAGGCGATACCTGCTCTTGCAGCGCAAGGTCAAGATCCATCTCAGATCATTACCCGTATTGCAGAAGTTATCCAAGGCCGTCAAAAGGGTCTTCAGTTAGAAACTATTATTGGTAAGGCATTTGCTCCACCACCAGCACCAGAGATGCCACAAGCCCCAGAGATGATGGGTGCACCTCAAGTTCCAGCAGCGGGAGCACTCCCTGCCCCTGCCTCGCAGCCAACTCCAGAACAACCAGGAGGCGCACCCGCTGCTGCTCAACGTCCAGATATAGGAAACCTACTAGCCGCCATTGGCGGGGCAGCATAAAGAGGGGGTGTAAATATGAACAAAGGATCACGTGCAGCAGCACCAATGTCGAAGCCAACTGAAGGCAAGAAGGATACTTCTAAGCCAGCAGGACCAGGCAAGGTAGTACCATCAATGATGCCAGCAGGTCGTCGCGGCAACGCAGTAAAAAAGGGATAATCTTATTCTACTTAACGGAGGTATTGGGCGTGGAAAATAATAACGATGTTCCGCGTCCAATACACTTCGCTGATTTTCTAGTTACCCTTTCAGGTTTTGTACATAACATTGCAGGATCTGTGCATACACTTACAGAAGAAATAATGGAAATAGCAATCTACCACGCTAACCGTCAATCCAAAATTGGCAGAGTGTGGGAACAATTTGCAAATGATTTAGAAACGATAGAGGAGGAAACCGATGGCAGATAACCCGCTTCAGGGCGTATCAGGTCCTAGTAAATTCTCTGTACGTACAGACTTACCACCATCAGAAAATTATGGTGACCGTAAGGCTATGCAAGAAATTATTGCAGGAGCACCTACCGCTAGAACACCAGATGTTCGCGGATTACCTACAGGTCAAGTTCAGGCTGCAGCACGTGCTGGTATGCCACAAGAAAGTATTACGCCTTTATTTGCACCATCACAGCGCCCAGGTGAAGACATTATGACAGGCAATAGATTAGGTCCTGGCCCAGGTCCAGAAGTTTTAGGTATGCAATCACAATTTGCACAGGTCAAATTATCTGACACATTAGCAAAGATGATTCCCTATGACACAACAGGCGAAATTATTATCCTTTATCAGGATGCTCTAGCAAGAGGAAATTAATGGCTGACAATCTAAAAGCAGCCGCAGCAGCAGCAGGTCTTTCTGAGAAAGAACTTAAAGTACTTGAGTCTTTTGGCAAAGCACAATCTGCACACAGACAACTTTCTAACCTGCCTTCTAATGTGGCTAACAAAGTGTTTACCACTAAGTACACACCAGAACAACAAGCAGATCTTGTTGCCAAGTATGGTACTGAGGATCCAGTAAGCAAGCCCAATCGTGGCTGGCTAGGCACTGCTTGGCACTACACAGGTGGCGCAGTTGCTACTGGCTTTGGTAAGACACTTGCTGGCCTACAGAATGTTTCAGACTTTTCTACACGTGTTTACCGTACTGGCGCTATTGCTGCTATGGAGAACAAGAACATAGTCGATGCTTGGGATAGAGCCAATGACAAAGGCGACAAGATATTTAACAATGATCGTCTTGATAAAGTCAAGGCTAGATATGGTGATGCACAGGTACGAGTAGCAATGAAACTTGCTGCTGGTGAAGACATCTTTGCATATGCAGCAACAGCATCACCTGATGAACTTCCTTATATTCGTCTTGCACAAAAGACTCAGGGCACCCAACGTGGTGCAACTGAAGAGGTTGTTAGTGCAGAACAAGCAAACTTTAATGACGCTCTCGCTGAAGTAAACGCTTCCAAGTATTCACCTGGTCGTCAGTTTGCAAACCTTATCGATGCAATCACACCTGGTGATCTGGTCAAGAATGGTCTTGCATACAGGGCTGTGTCTGGAACTATTGATGCTGCCTATCGTGTATTTGCAGATCCACTACTAATTGCTGGCAAGGCTAAACGTCTTATAGATGTTAATAGATATGCACTAGATGTTGTTATTGGCAAGACTGGTGGAGTGGATAACTACTTTTCTAAGGGCAATAACGTTGCCTTTTGGGATCAGTATGGCAAGTTACTTCAAGATTTTACTAAGGCAAAAGAAAGTAAGAATACTGCAGAGCAACTTGCTATCAGAAATAAGATGGCAATTATGGCTCCAGAATTTGGTCCATTAGTTATTAAATCTTTTACCAGTACGGCCGATAACGCTATACCTATCACAGATGCACTCAGCGCTAAGGCTTTCTTCAAGGATACCAAGCAGACAGATGAAATGATGTCTGGTCAAATTGGTCGCCGTCGTGTATTGATGCCTACGCTTAACGCTCAGCGCAAAGCACGTATCAACTTTTTAACTACAGCAGACAAGTTTTTTGATATTGATCGTGTTGGTCCACTCTTTGTAGAAGATACATTCTTTGGTGCACCAGCAACAGATGATGGAATTGCTAAAGCAATTGTCGACAATAAAGAAATGATTGTTGCAAATCTTAAGGCTAATGCTAATCCTAAAGATGCTGCATACTTTTCAACAGCAATGGTTGCAAAGCGCATCGATAAGTTTAAGCAGAAGTTTACATCAATCCCATACGCTGCTATGGAAGGTTTAGATGTAATGGCTAAAGATGCTGATGTTCAAATCTTTCGCCTAGCACGTACCCTTATGCCACAACGTGAATCTAAGTTGTTTGCTCAAGCGTTTGATAACGCTGATGAAGGTACACGTAAGGTTATGTACTCTGGACTCTGGGCAACTGTTGCAGACTTCCGTGGTATTAACCTTGGCAAGACTGGTCAAACTGTTGAACGTCTTGCAACTGGTAAGCAGAAGCCATCATTTGCCCTTGAGGTAAACGGTCGCAACCCATCTGTACCAGCAGGATCTGACGAGTCTATTGCACTTGTTGCAACTGACCTATCATCGTGGGTATCTGCGCCAACTCTTGTAGATATTGATCGTCTTGCTGCTAAGAACACACTTGTTCAAAAGTTAATGGGTTTCTCACATTCAGAATTTGTAGAAAAGACAACATCTGCCTGGGTATTCCTTACCCTTGCTGGACCACGTTATGCACTACGTAACGCAACAGAAGATTTAATGGTTAACCTTGCTATTGGTAAGAACCCTTGGGGTATACCAGTAGCAAAGCACCTATCAACACGTTCTCGTACATTCCTACAACCTACTAAGGGTTTAACTAAGTGGGAAGGCCGTGCAGAAGATCCACTAGGTGTAATCCTACGTATGGTTAATAAGAACGAATCTCAAAAGTATGCACAAAAGGTAGAAGAGATTCGTGAACGCGGTGGAGATATCGAAGAGATTCGTGAACTATACGCTCAGGCTCTTGGCGAAGGCAAGATGAATCGTTTCTACAAGGCCATTGGTCTTGGTAAAATGATTGAGCGTGACACTGCAATCCTTGCAAAGCAGATTAAGTTTGGCAATCTTGATAACGCTCTTGAAGATGTAGTCGAAGGTGGTAAGAATCTTAACACTGGACTTGATTACACAGAGCGATCAATTGCTTATCAGAAGCAAAGCGGTACTCGTGTTGCAGCCCTTGAGGTAGCCATACCTAAAGAACTAAAGAAGGCTAGAGTCAAGAAAGAATTTGGTCGCATAGATCCATTTGCAGATGATTCAGCAAAGACAAGTTGGCTTCTTCGTATTGGTTACTATGCCAATGATGAACTTGCAACTTCAGTTCTAGCAAACCTTGATAGTCCAGAGATTGCTATTGCCTCTGCACGTGAATGGCTTAAGAATAACCCAGAGGTTTCTAAGCGTTTCCGTTGGAAAGACTACAACACAGATGAGCAAGGTCACGCAGAAAACATTTACGAAGCAGTCAAGCAGATAATGGTTAAGCAAGACGGCACTACTATTAATACTGACTTGCTCAATCAGTTCCGTTCTTATGACCCAGTACGTGGAAGATACTTTATCTCTGGCAAACTTACCTTAGATGATCTACCAACTAACCGTACTGATGTTCCTGACTACATTAACGGTCCTAAGTTAATTGCTATTTCTGAAACAGGTAACTACACGTCATCTATTATGGAACTTGGCTACAAGTGGCTTGGTGAATCCAATGCACGTATGTCACGTGAGCCTATTGTTCTTTACAATATGATTCAATTCCGTAAGCAGTTGGAAGATACTGGTTATGAGAAGGCATTTAAGGATTCATTTACTCGTGGAATTGATCCTGCGAACACAAAGGCCATTGAAAAGGCTACGTTGCAGGCTGAATACAGACTGGCAGAGATCGTAGAAGATCGTGCACGTCTGCAAACACTGGCGTATGTGGATAACCCTATGGTCCAAAGCCAGATGGCTTTCTCAATTCGTAACTTTGCACGTTTCTATCGTGCATCTGAGGACTTTGCGCGACGTATTACACGTGTTGTTAAGTACAACCCAGAGGCAATCGTCAAGGCAAGCCTTACATACGAGGGAATTACACACTCTGGTTGGATTCAAGAAGACGATAAGGGTGAGCCATACTTTGTTTACCCAGGAATGACACAGGTTTACCGTGTTGTCCAGGGCGTAATGCAGGCATTAGGCGTACCAGCAGAGTTTAAGGTACCGTTCCCAGTGGAATTTGGTGCAAAGGTTAAGATGTTAACACCATCTTTGAACCCAGACTCACTGCTTCCTACATTTGCAGGTCCATTATCAGGCGTATCTATTAAGACGTTATCTAATATCGTGGGAATCTTTAGCCCAGGATCCGCAGATACTCTTACTCGTCTAACACTTGGACCTTATGCTGAAGATCAGTCAATGGTTTCAGCATTCTTACCAGCACATATTAACAGTATCTATTCAGCAATGAATCAAGATTAGCGTG